TCTCGTTGGGATGGGCCTCACTTCGAGCTGCTGCGCAGTAAATACCCATGAGCCTACTCGCCGCCGCAACCGCGATACTCCCGACAATCTCAGGCCTGCTGGATAAGCTGATACCAGACCCCGAGGCGCGCGCAAAGGCGCAGCTTGATCTGCTGAAACTGCAACAAGACGGCGCATTCAAGGAGCTAGACGCGCAACTGCAAATCAACCTGGCGCAGGCTGAGATTAACAAGGTCGAAGCGGCCAGCCAGAACGGATTTCAAGCAGGCTGGCGTCCGCTTGCTGGCTATATGTGCGTGGCTGGCTTGGGTTATGAGTTCCTGTTGCGCCCGCTGCTGCCTTGGGCGCTTACAGTGTCTGGAGTCGATGCGCCGCCATTGCCTTCGCTTGACGGCGTGTTGTTCGAGCTGATGTTTGGGATGCTGGGGCTTGGTACGTTGCGCACTGCGGATCGGTGGAAGCGTATTTCAGCTATCACCAAATAGGCTGCACTGCAACGCCTCCCACTTAGCACGCTCAGCATCACGCGCGGCCTTACCAGCCGCGCTATCCTCGTGCATTCGCTTCTGCCATACGTCCATGCGGATTAGCGCGTCCTGGCTTGCATCGTAATGGTATGACGCGCCCATGTACTTGCAGCCGCCAAAGTGGCGCGCTACGGATAGTTGGCTGTGGCTGATACTGTGGATTTCTTCTGGTGAACTCATCTTACCCACTCCAATCTTTCGCAGAATATAGCCCGGCATATCTCCTCCGGGCTTTCTTCGCCTTCCATTATGATCATGGTGAACGGCTCATAACCGTACACCTTGATCGTGTATGCGCGCTTAGTCATCAGGCTACGGATAGGGATTCATTGAGCTTGCGAACACCTTGCAAGTCCTTGAACTTGCCGTAAGCCTCTGACTTAGGCTGCGTCTGACCTAGCCCCTTGCAGTAGTAATCGTTTCTCAGTATGCAACGTGACATCCTGCGCCAGGATGGTGCCCATTGCTTAACCTCAAGATCATGCGGTGCCTCGTCAGGAATTTCAGAGTATCCACGCTTTTTCCAACCAGCTATAAACTTCTTGAAGCGCCAGCGGTAGTTTTCCTGCATTGGTGTCGGCAGGCTCCTAAGCAGAAAATTAGTGTACTCGTGCCAGGTTTTGTCGTCAGGCTTGCTGATTTTGTTGTTGCCGTTGATGTTGCCGGTGTCTTGCGCATAAAGCGCGCCAGAGTTCACGCCCGACACTCGGTTTAGCAGCTTGTACCACGTCATAGGCTCAAGAATCTGATATAGCCACAATCCTTTTTTCTGGTCGTCACCAAACGGCTGGCAAAGTCGCTGGTTGCTGAATTTCACGCCAGCACGGGTCATCAGGTCGTAAATCTTGTTGTACCCGTAGTCTTGGTGCCTAGCGTGAAACAGCCAGATATCCTCTGTGCGCCAATCATAGATCGGGTACACGTTGAAAACGCCTTTAGCGATACGCGTAGTCCACTTGCGGCCATTCATCATCAGGCCATCTTTGCGAGACACAATTGCGCGGTAACGGTGCAGGCTTTCGTCAGACCGGATGCCAATGAATGCGCCGCACGTCTTGCCTTGCGCATACCATGACCCGAAGATAACCATAAGCTCCTCAAACTCCATACGCGGGACGTAGAAGCTGTATTGGCTAAGGTCGGCAGATAGCGCCGGCTTTTCGCGGACCCAGATATCTTGCTTCGCTGAATCCCATGCGCACCACTTCGGCTCAAAATCAGACACCGCGTTTCTCAGTAGCAGCTCGCCACAAAACCAGTGCAGGTCAATACAGTCAGCATACTCGGCAACCATATTGTCGATATGGTCAATCGTCGCGGTGTACTGCGCCTCAAGGTCAATAATCAGCACACCAACCTTGCGATTACGCTTGCGCGCCTCTGCGCAGACAAGGTGCATCATTACGGTCGAGTCTTTACCGCCAGAGAAGCTGATATAAAGGCGCTCCAAGGTGTCGAATGTTTCGCTGATGCGCGCCTTCGCTGCCTCAAGAACGCTGTGATCCTGGTAGACTTTTCTGCTCATTAGTAAATCTCCACTTGACGGCCATAGCTAAGAGCCTCAGGCATCTCAATTGTCGCCCGGCCAGTCTTTAGCAGCCAATCGTTCAAGACATCAAGCGCTACTTCGTTTGCCGCTTGCTGCTGATCATCAGTAAGAAGGTTGAACCCGCTACAAAACTTTGACGGCACGCCATTTGCGTAACACATGGCAGCCTGGCCGATCCATGCAATGCGATTCATAGCAAAATTTGTTAGGTAGTGCTCACACGACATTGGCCATTCATTGATAACGCTTGTTGCTGCTGAGCGGAATTTATCAAGATCGGCAAGAAAGTCACGGTATGCAACCTTGCATTCCTCCGCTTTCATTCCGTCTACGTTTTGTTTGTAGAATCCAGCCTTAAAGCATTCCCACTTGTCGTATGTGTGGAATACGCGTGACTCTTTATCCTGGTGCGGGATTCGATACTGGTCAATTTCCTGCTGATCAAGCTCGTCCGTTACATCCTCCCAGTCCATAACGGCATCGTCAGCTTCCCACGCGCGGCTGAAATCCTTATCGCTGAATAGGTGCTCAAGCCCTGATATCTGACAAAGGCGCAACACTTCCTCCTCATCCATGCCAAGCTCGTTGGCGATACGAGCATTGCGCCAGTTGCGGTTTTTTAGCTCGATTACAATCTCGCTCATTGCGTCTACCTGGTGCTTACCGCGCGCCCGGTTGTGACGAATTGTTGAAGCCATACGATCATTCTTTGAGCTTTGCTCTGTGCGTATGTCAACGATTGGGAGGTAGCCCTGCACTCGCTGCTGTACGGCTTTGCTTTCTTTTCCTACGCGGTTACGGTGAAAGCCGTCGATTACTTCAATTGCGTCTTTTTCTGAATTGCTCCAGGCAACGATTGGCTGCGTGTAGCCGTCGTTTACGATTGACAGCTCAAGAAGCTTCATTTCTGGCGGAGCGACTTTGTTTGGGTTGTAGTCGTTGGCGACAACTGCTGTATTTTTTACCCAGCGCACAAAGTCTACAGGCTCAGACTTGAATGGACTGTAATAGTGGATCAGCTCGCGCAGACGGTTAATTTCATCTACACGCTCGGAAAGCGGAAGTGATTCAAGATATGAAAAGTCAGTCATTTTTCTACTCTCATTCGTTGGTTGACGTGCGCACTGTATAGCTTGTGCGCACGGTTGTATAGCGTTATTTACTCTTTCACGAACGCACCGCCTGCGACCATGCGGCCTTTCCTTTGGGCTATTTCTAGCCATGCCGACTCGCAGCACTCAAGGAAGTCTAGGCCGCTAATCTTTGCCGTCTCGACAAGTGCATACATAGAGGCATCAAGACAATCACTTACCGGCTCGCATTCAGAGCCGCAGCCTACTGAATAGCAAATCTCTCCAACGGCCTTTGCGATGTATCCGGCGCAACGCTGCTGAGTGACATCTGGCATCACTGGCAGATCATCGAAAATGTAATCATGGTCGAAAGGCGATTCAACCAGCCGCGCCACATTCACCAGACACACGGCAACATCACCAATAGCGTCAATAAGCGCCACTTTGTCATTCTTGATCACGGCGTCTGCCAGCTCGCCTACTTCGCTGACTGCCTTTAATGCTTGAGCCAGCGCGGTGCTGTGCTCATAAATGCCGCGCACTTCTGCCCAGCCTTCTACGTTGTTGCAGAATTGTTCGAAGGTCATGCGGTTTGCTCCGGTGGTTGTGGGAGTGGTTGCCAGTGGGTAACCCAATAAACTTCATCGCCTTCACTGTCTATCCATTCTTCGGTTTCATATTGAATTGCCGCCTGATGTACGACATTTGCCGCAAGAACAAGAACATCGACGGATAATTCAGCGTCTTGCTTTGGTGGAAAAACTCCGCTATCAACACTAATCCATTCACTCATCTCTATCACTCCAGTTTGCCCGCCGCTGTGGGCGGGCGGTTGGTTTATCGTGTGCGCAAAATGTATAGCCTTCTAACCTCTACAGCAAGCAATTTTGCTATCTCTGGAGGGTTATCGTTTATAGCTGCTCTGCGCCTGTCTTTTGGCATTGAAAGGATCTGACAAGACCGCTCATAAATCGGCATTGTCAGGTCATGCTGCCAGTATTTACCGAGTGCTTCTGGCGGCTCTTTCCCGTCGAGTACGCGCCTTATAAGGTCTGCGATTTGGCCCATAGCTCGAAAGCCTCCGTTGCCGCGTCAGCACCAAGCGCCACGCATGCAAAGCACCCGGCGCGCTTTGCCGTTTCAAGGTAGTCAACCTGCCCAGGCTCCCACTTGCTTTGCGTGTGGTCGCGGCGCTTTAGCTCGCATACAAACGACGGGCGTCCAGGTATGACGATATCGCTTGTGCCTGCCGTCATTCCCTCGGCCTTGGCGCGCATTGTTTGCTGCGCCGTTCGCTTGCCTTCGTTGCGTGGATGGATCGCAAGGCGCCCCCAGGTTTCTGGATACTTGCGGCGCAGCCGGCCAAAGAACGTAACCTGCTCCGCTGTTTCTGTTGGGCATTTTCCGCGCCACGCCGTATCACCAAACACTTCAACGCTTGTTAGCTGGATTTTCATCTGCTGTCCTGTTGTAGTCGTGGATTGTATAGAAACCGCTTTCAGGATCTTTGCGGTAGGTTACCGTTTCAGGCTTGCTATCTTTGTGCTCTAGCCACTGGTGATACTGGGCGTACAGCTTACCGCCAGAAACCCATGGGTGCATCCATACGTCAAAGTTCCTATATGGCGTTGAGAATGACACCAGAATGCAATCCTTCCCGCTACGGCTTGTTGTTGGCCGCCATTCCATTGCCAGCACTTCGTCTGTTTGCAGGCGTGTCGGATCACGCTTTAGCGCTTTGAACTCAATGTTTAGCTTTTCGTTCGGGTCTATAATCTCGCCCTTGCACGTCTTGCAGTATCGCGCAGCAATGTCGTTGTCAGCATCGCAGTGCGGGCATGCCTTGCTAGTCCATCGGTAACCGCACTGCTCATACTCGCCGCTTCGCGTCCGGTATAGCGCTTGGCAGCGTCTGCCGTAGTGTGCAGGCATTGGGCCGCTGTCTGTTTCAATCTGGCAGCCGTCTAGGTCTACAAAGTATCCGTACTCATCAACGCCATAGCCTTCGTCATTCTTGCGCGCGCTGAATTCGTTTTCGGTGTTGCAGTCAGGGCATGCGCACTTTAGCGGTACTGATTCGCCGCTGGCGTAGGCCGCCTTAATCTCTGGCGCAAACAAGTCGCCATCAGGGCAGTGCGTTTCGATGTTTTCGGCGTAGTCCAGTACCAGGCAATCAACCTTGTCGGGGTCTAGCCGCAATCCACGCCCGATAATCTGTTGCAACAGCGCTACGGACTCTGTTTTGCGCAGGATGGCGATAACGTCAACGTGCGTAAAATCAACGCCAGTCGTCATAGTGCCGACCGACACAAGATACTTGAACTTGCGCGCCTTGTAGTCCGCAACAAAACGCTTGCGCGGATCTTTGCCGGTATTTATGTCGCCGCCTATCATCCCGCTAAGACCAGGCGGTAAGCTGGCCATTATCTCCTTTGCGTGCTGGACGGTGGCAGCAAACAGCATCACGCCATTACGGCCAACCGACTGGCGCACAACGTCGGCAACCGCGCCGCTTGTCTTGCGCCCTTGGCCGACAAAAGCACGGTCTACAGCGTCAGCATCGAACTGGCCACGGCTATTCAGCACCAATCCGCTAGTGTCGTAATGCTCTGCACCAATAGCGCCGATTACAGGCTGCGTAAGGTAGCCTTCTGCAATCAACTGGCGAGCCTGTATGCAGTACACCCTGGCAGTGAAGTACGGATCGCGGGCACGATCTTCGCTGTTTGGCTTGCCGTGTTCGTCAATCTTGTAAATGTACCCGCTGCCTAGCCGGTAAGGCGTGGCAGACAAGCCAATAACGCGCAGCTTCGGGTTTCCTTTGCGCATCTCGTCGATGATAAAGCGCACGGTTGGCGTTATCCCGTGCGCCTCGTCAACGATAACCGCACAAAATTTAGCGCCAATACGGGCCGCCGCTTTCTTTACGGTGCCAGGCGTTCCAAATACAACTGGATGGCGAAGGCATTGCCCGCCAGCAGAAGCGCTGTAAATGCTGGCTGGGTTTCCTGTTGCCAGGTACTTTTCGCGGTTCTGCATAACAAGGTCAGAGTTTGGGGCAAGGCACATAACGTGCTTGCCTTCACTCATTTCATGCAGAAGCGCAGCAAGCTCAGCGATAACGTGGCTTTTACCTGCGCCTGTTGCCGCTTCAATCAGGCAAGCGTCAGTAGACTTGCGCACCCATGCCAGTGCGGCGTCTACAGCTCCTTGCTGGTATGGGCGCAGGGCCATTATTTAAGCATCCAATATTGAGTTGGCTTGCCACGATACCGCTCAAGGTCTACGCCTTTGCAGTGCTCTTTGACGACGCGCGCATACGACACTGCGCCTTCACGCTCAACAAGCGTTAGGTTGCGGCCATTGATCGAAGCGTTACGCTCGCCTGCTGCCTTTACCAGTTCTGCTAATACCTCTTTACGGCGCTCGGTTGCGCGCTCAATGGCGTCCGTCAAATCATCGTACTGCTCCAGCAGCGCGGACGCTTTCGGGCCATACAGCTCTTTTCGGCGCGGCTCTAGGTGGTCTTTGTTGTCCAGCTCCGACAAATAACGCTCGTGGAATTCTTTAAGCATCGGTAAATGCTCGTCTAGCCAGTTATCGCTACGGTTTACCGTTTCTAGGCGGCTGCCATTAGTTGACCACTGATAGAAGTCGCACCACTCACGATCCGCGCAAAGCATCTCGATTTGCATCTGCGCGTAATAGTGCGGCTGGTCTTCTGCCGACTTAAACTCAGGCGGTACTTTGTCCCGCTGACCATATGGGCACTTGATTTCAATCAGGCCAAACACGCCGACCAAGCCGTCAGGCGAAGCGCCTAGCCAGTCCTGATAAGTGAAGAATGCGCACTCTTCGACGGATTGGCCGGTCTCCAACGAATACTCGAAAGCCGCGCCAGCTTCGTGAAACTGGCCGTACTCGGTCGCCACCTTGCCTTCAAACTCGGACGGCGCGCCGTGATACTCGCGAACCATGCGGCGCAGTACGTCGTCAGCGCTCATGTACGGGCTAAGCCCAAGGATTGCGCCTACAGCGCTACCCGTTACGCGCCCGACGCGCGCAGCAAACCATTCAGCAGATCGCTGTTCCATAAATCACCTCGATAGAAAAGATGGGCGCCCGTAGGCGCCCTAGATGCTAGAAGCCAATGTCATCGTCGAATGCTTCGTCGATCTTTTCTTCGACGGTCTTTACAGGCTCAGGCTTTGCAGCCGCTGGCTTAGCCGCGCCAGCTTGGCGAGGAGATACAGCGCCGATCCAGTTGCCGCGCTTAGTTTCGCCGTCGCGCTCCATTTCCCACACTTGCAGCAGCAGCACCATCGGCTTATTGACCAGGCAGCGGGTCAGGCTTTCGTCGGTCGGGCGCTCGCCACTGGCAAGCAACTTGCCGCCAGCGTTGGTGTCGATAGCTGCCAACATGCGCTTGGCCTTGTCCGACTTCTTGCTGTCGCTGTCGCATACGCGGATCTTTTGGAAAATCTTACGGCCAGCGTATTCCTTAGGCTGCAAAATGCTCCAGCGCAGGCTGACGTATTCGTCGCCTTCGTATTCGTCCCACTTTGCTTCATCAGGCGCGGCAAGAACCTGGGTCTTTGCCGGGATCGGCTCAATATCGCCGCCGCCCATTTCCATGGAGCCGCTTTTCTCGATTGCTTTGTTGTCGCTGGTAGTGAAGAAAGACATATTATTTAGCCTCCAGGCTTGGGATGTATTGGGTAAGCGGGTTTTGTCCGGCTGCGACGTGCAGCTCTTCGGTGATGCCGTAGCGGTTTTTACTGATGTTGGCGGCGGTTGCATAGGTAATCAGGATGCGCGTGCCATCACTGATAGCCTTTTTGCGCTCGCCATCGCCAGTGGTGAAGGTTTCCAGCTTCAAGAAGCCAACAACGTCGCTATCATCGACGTATGGAGCAACCGACTTCTTGCCAAGGCGCAGGTTATACCGGGTGTAGGCGTCTTGGTCTGGCAGTTCGATGGTTTCGGTATCGGCGTGCGCAACGAATACGACGTGCATGCCTTTGCGTTCGTTCAAGATGCCGCAAGCCTTGCGCACCCGCTGGTGCAGTGCGGCAACCGCTGCCAAGCCGGCACCATAACCGCCAAGCGCTTGGTTGATGCTGCGCGGCTTCTTGCTGTCGCTCTCGATAACGTGGTTGATAAACAGGCGTTCAAGCGCTGTTACGCTGTCGATAATGACGGTCTGGTAGTCGTGCGGCTCGGTAACCAGCGCTGCCAACTGCTGCCACAACTCTTCCTCTTTATGGATCAAAGGAAAGGCGTCAGGACGGCTTTCTGATGGAATGGCCTGTAAGCCATCCTCTGCGCGGATCACAATAGGCTTAGGGAATGTCGCGGCCAGCGTGGTTTTACCCATACCGCTATCGCCGCAGATTGTCACAATGACCGGACGGTCTTGCGGCTTGGAGATGCTGCTTAAAATGCTCATGTAAACCTCATTGGGTTATGGGCCGGTCGAGCTGTCGGCCCGGCTTTCTTTCTCTCGACGGTTGCCATTATTGGCGTGCTGGTTTATCTTGTCAACACTAAAAACGCAAAAAGGCAATTATCATGTTGACTATCAACCAAATCAAAGAAGCCCTAGCCGACCGCAACCTGTCAGAAGTAGCGCGCCGTATCGGTATGCGCCGGCAACAGCTCTGGCTAATCGTGAACGGCATCAGCCCCAACCCAACACTTAAGACAATGGAGCGTATCAGCACATACCTGGAAGAAAACAAATGAACCAGTACGACTTTATAGATGCAGGCGTGCGGGTGTTCGGGCTTTATGGCGCGTCAGGCGGCGTGTGCGGTTGCGGAAATCCAGAATGCAAAGCGCTCTATAAGCACCCAATTGCATCAAA